AACTAGACCAAAACGAAGCGCAGTTTATCGTACAGGTAATCGGCAACCTGCCAACGCAGTCAGGAGCGCATCCTCTGTGGCAGAAGCTGGTAGCACAGTTTAACGAGCAAGTACCCAAGCCTGTTTAAGTCCTTCCTTATCTTAAACACTTCAAAAGGAGAGAATGATGAAACAATATATTCTTGATCGTGCAAAAGAACCCTCGACATGGCGTGGGATTTTGCTGTTCTTGACGGCTGTCGGGGTACCGGTGGCTCCAGAATTAGCAAATAATATAGTGACCGTCGGCCTTGGCCTAGCAGGCATTGTTGGGATGGCAACTAAGGGATGATCAATAGCCGTAAGCTAGAAGACTTACTACCACAAGTCAAAAGTCGTGTTGAGGCGTTTATCAAAGCAGCAGATGACGAAGGCATTGACTTGTTAGTGACTAGCACTTATCGAGACAATGCGAGTCAGGACGCTTTGTATGCCCAAGGCAGGACTGCGCCTGGGAGGATTGTCACTAATGCCAAAGCCGGTCAGTCTTTTCATAATTATAGGTGTGCTGTGGATGTGGTTCCTGTGCGTAACGGGAAGCCGGTCTGGGACTCCAAAGACCCCGTATGGCAAGCTGTTGGCAGGCTCGGCAAAGCAGCCGGACTAGAGTGGGCAGGAGATTGGAAAAGGTTTCGTGAATTTCCGCACTTTCAGTACACCGGGGGTCTAACCCTGGCACAATTGCAGCAAGGATCTAAGATTGTTTAATTAAGGGCAAAGTCTCTCAGCCCTTGATGAGAGACAAATTTTGGAGAAAACATGGAACTGACACTTAAACTGACAGTTGAAGAAATCAACGTTGTATTGCAAATCATTGGAGACCTTCCCACTAAAGCGGGAGTGTATCCCTTAGTGATGAAGATTAAAGCCCAAGCAGAAGAACAGCTACCAAAACCGGAAAATAAGGAAGAGTAAGAATGACTGAAGAGGGAGTGCATCTCGCAAAAAGCGACAATGCGCATATTGATAGACGTTTTGATGAGATCCTTGCGGAGCTCCGCAAGCTCAATGGTGCATTCCCTCGCAATGATGACGGCAGCGTTGACTTTGAGGGGCATAAAAGATGTCATGACGAGATGATTCAAGCCGCCAAAGCACAAACAGAATTCTGGAGAGAACTCCGCCTTGACATAGCTAAAAAAGGCGTTTGGGGATTGCTGATCATTATCTGCGGCCTGACAATCATCGGCATCACCGCTAAGCTTGGCATAACAACCCCTAGTGGTCGGTGACGCTTTATTTTGAGAGGAATGCGTAATGCCAGCAGCAATGACCTTCACAACGCTGAAGAACGATGTTCGAAGCTATCTAGAACGTGGAGGTTCTGCCTCGACAGATCCTCTGGTCTATGCGCAGATTCCAAATTTAATCACGTTAGCAGAGCGCAGGATCAGTCGCGATCTGAAGATCCAGGGTTTTCAGACGGTCGTCGTCACTACTTTGCAAAGTGGTGTAGCTGTCTTAGCAAAACCAGATCGCTGGCGTGAGACCATCAGCATGAACGTGGGGACTGGTAACCAAAATAATACCAGAAGCCAAGTGTATCCACGGGCTTATGAGTACTGCCGGATGTATTGGCCTGACCAAACAGAGGTTGGGACCCCGGAATTTTATGCTGACTACAACTATACAAACTGGCTGCTCGTGCCGACTCCTGATGAGAACTATCCCATCGAGATCTTGTATTATGAGCTGCCTGCACTACTTGATGACAACAACCAGATGAACTGGCTCACCGAATACGCCCCGAACTTGCTGTTGTATGCAACTCTTCTTGAGGCGACCCCATTCTTGAAGAATGATGAGCGGATTCCGATCTGGCAAAACATGTATGCCATGGCAGCACAAGCTTTGAATGGTGAAGACCTGAAGAAGATCTTAGACCGTGGCGCCATAAGAAACGAGGCCTGATATGACTGTCTACACCAACATCTTTGGCGGATCTAATATCAGTCCGTCGACTGTAAGTTATTCGGCCGTAACGTTAAATGCAAATACGTCATTTGATTGGCCACTAGAGACGGCCCCATCGTCTAACTTGATGGCCATCATCATGGACGTTACGGCGACGACTCCTAATCTGATCATGACGCTTCCAGATGCCACTGAGGCATCAAATGGCCAAACGGTCTTGATCAATAACGTGGGTTCAGAAACCTTTATAGTCCAGGACTATCAGGGAAACCAAGTCATCGCCCCGGTTAGCGGATCGGTTTGGCAAATCTACCTGACCGATAACACCACAACTGGTGGTACTTGGGAGGCGTTTTTATATGGCGCCCAAGTGTCTACGGCAAATGCGGCGACCTTAGCAGGAACCGGTCTTGTGGCAATAGGCTCATTGCTGTCTCTTGCCATGCCAGTCACCTCATTTAGTTCCACGTATACCGCAGGGGTTGCTGACAGAGCAAAGACCTTTATTTGGGTTGGGGGAGCCGGTGTCTTAAACCTGACTAATGCAGGAACCGTTGGAGACAACTGGTTTATCAATTTAAGAAATGAGGGAACTGGTGCCCTAATTGTGGATCCTGCAGGATCACAACAGATCAATGGATCATCTGGCTTGACGTTCCAGCCGGGGGATTCTGCAACCATCTTTACCGACGGTGTTGCGTTCTACACGATCGGTTACGGGCAAGCACCTGTCTTTGCATTTGACTATACGTCGATCAATATCGCGGGTTCGGGTGCCTATACATTGACAGGCTCTGAACTTAACCGGATCTCATACAACTTTACAGGTGCCTTGACAGGTAATCGCAGCGTCATTGTGCCTCCAACGGTTCAGCAATACTGGGTGGCCAACAATACTACCGGCCCTTATACCCTGACCATCAAGACGGCAGCAGCCACTGGTTCTACAGTTAACCAGGGATCTAGAACCATCATGTATTGTGATGGCACGAATGTTGTCATTGCAGATACAGGAGGGATCTCCGTTCCAATTGCCATTAGTCAAGGTGGAACAGGGGCCACGACTGCCGGCAACGCCTTAATCAATTTAGGAGGCACAGCAACAGGTATTGGTATCTTTACTGCAGCTTCTCAAGCTGCTGCCCAAGTGGCCATTGGCCTTGATCCTATCAATGGTGGAACATACTGATGGAAGCTACCCCGGTCATTCTTAAGTCATTACCGGGTATCAAGCGAGACGGTACCAAGTATGAGGGAGATTTTTATGTTGACGGACAGTGGGTCCGATTTCAACGGGGCTTGCCTCGTAAGATCGGCGGCTATACTGCCATCAACCGCTACTTGTCTGAGATCAGCCGAGGCATCAAGACCTACACGGAGAATGGGGGTACGTACTTCCATTCGGGCTCTGCAGGATTTATTGAGCGGTTTGTCATCGATTCCCAAGGGGCTACTAGCCTAATCATTAACCGTACACCGCTTACCCTGGCTGTCAATGATGCCAATAAGTGGCAGTTTGACGTGATGTATGACAGCACAGGTCTTCCGCCTGTCAATATGTTAGTTGCCCAGGTAGCTCCTAACGGTAACTGCATCTGCAACAATGTCGGCGGTCAGTTGTTCGTTGGGGGACTCACAGGTACCGCAGCTCTTCAAGAAGTGACTATCTTTCCGGCAGGGGCTAATGTTAACGGCGGCGTTTGCGTCTTGCATCCTTACTTGACCTACTTTGGATCTGACGGCTTCCTTGGATGGTCAGTTGCTGGGGAACCGACAAACTTGACAGGCATCGGTTCAGGAAATGCTCGTATTGCTGCCCAAAAGATCGTTCGTGGTCTCCCCTTACGTGGGGGTCCTGGTAATGCGCCGGCCGGCCTTTACTGGTCTGCTGATGCCGTCATTCGTTGTTCTTTTGTGGGTGGTACTTCTGTCTTCCAGTTTGACACAATTAGCAGCAATTCCAGTATCTTGAGTCCTAACTCGGTCATTGAGTATGACGGCCAGTATTTTTGGTGCGGCACAGATCGATTTTTGATGTTTAACGGCGTGGTCCGAGAGGTCCCCAACAACTTAAACATCAACTACTTCTTTGATGGTCTAAATAGGCAAGCTACTCAAAAAGTCTTCTCATTCAAGGTACCTCGCTTTGGTGAGATCTGGTGGTGTTATCCAAGAGGGGATGCTACTGAATGCACACATGCCGTCATCTTTAACATCAAGGAAAATACCTGGTATGACACAGAACTTCCTAATGGAGGCCGTTCTGCAGGCGAATTTTCACCGGTGTACGCGGCGCCTTTGCTAACGGGAGTTAGCCAGTCTAGCTTTAGACCTAATAACCGGATCACCGAAAACGACGACTTGCGGATCACTCAAGAAGGGGATCAAAGGATTATTGAGGCAGAAGAAGGTTATCTGGTCTGGCAGCACGATAGGGGCCGAGATGAAGTTGATGGCCAATTTATCACGGCAATCCCGTCCTGGTTTGAGACGGCTGACATGAGCATGCTTGTTGGTGGTAATCCACAAAACAAGTGGATCCGGGTCGAGATGATTGAACCCGACTTTGTGCAGTCAGAAAATATGACAGTTCAGTTGACCGGACGGGCAAATGCCAAGGCCAAAGAGGTCCCCGGACCTGAGCGGATCGTCTATGCCAATCCGTCAACCCCGTATGAGCAAGTTGTCTGGTTCAAAGAAGAACGTCGTGAACTGCGGTTTAAGTTTACCTCAAACACGCTGAATGGTGACTATCAGATGGGCCAGATCATTGCCCACGTAGCACCTGCAGATGGTAATGTTTTGGGGGCAGTTAATGATGAAAGTGGTTCCACGTGATTACGCAGCCCGTTATAATCGGCCTCAGGGATTGGGCAGACCAGGTGATATTGGACTTGGACAATTACAGTCCCCTTAGGAGGCTAGACGATGAAACACAATGGCAAGAGTGGGGCCTGCAGTTCTGCGTAATCTCGGGGCTGAGTCAAAAGAATCCACCTAACCCTTATGATTTCACCGACTGGCGAACATGGGCGGAGCGTTTCGTACAGGTGGTTTCATGACAGACCAAGATTTTCTCATGCTACTGAAAGAAGTAGCTAAAAAAGCAAAACCGTTTCACGACGAACTATCTCCCATCGAAGATCTTGATCAAGATCTTTCTGAGACAGGCCTTGATAGCCTAGACATGCTCATGTGCACCGTTTATCTATGTGAGGTCTTTGACATAGAAGACGAAAAAAGCCAGGAGATGCAAGTCAAGACTCCTCGCGAATGCATGGATTTTTTGAAACAGTGGGGTCGTAGACAACCTCAAAGCTTTGAAGAAGCAGTCAGGATGTTCCGATGAGAATCTTTCTGACCCTAGAGCGCACCGTGTGTACGGAAGATGCTCAACTCTTTGAAGACCATCCTTTTCCGCAAAAGCTGCACTGGTTTCCTGATACCTATTCCAGGGTCAAGACAGGCCTTGTCTGCCCGCCCCATGCAGTTGCCGAAAAGATATTGACCCCTGATTTGTTTTCATTGTTGAAACAAACCCAGCCGGGTAAGACGGCCTTCATCCTAGCCTCTGGTAACAGCAACTTTGCTGCCGAGGGTCACAAGATGAAGATCGACAACCAGATGAGCTACAACTATAAGATCCTCCCGTTGTCCCTGACCCAGATCTACGCAGGCCGGGTTGCTGCGCAGTGCGGGGAGATTGATCACACGGCAACTGACGCCACGGCTTGTACCTCTGGCCTGAAGGTCTTGATGGATGTACAGACCTTGATCAAGTTTTACGGGTTTGACCGGGTCATTGTCCTAGCTGTTGAAGATCAGGTCAACAATATGACCCTTCAGTTCTTTGGGGAAGCTAAGGCTACCCTGACAGAAAGCATGGCCAAGACCCATCAAGTCGTTCCTAGCGCCTTTGATGAGAAGAACTTCGGGTTCTATATAGGGCAAGGAGCTGCCTTAGCAGTTTTCGAGTCTGAGGAAGCCGTACGCCGTTCTGGCTTAGAGATCACGGCTGAACTGGTCTCGGCTTACACGGCTACGGAAGTCTTGACGAACACGATCGGCCAACGAGAAGACGGTCAGGGGTTTGTCAGGGCCATTAAAGGAACACTTGAATTTTGTCAAATTAACCCAGAACAAATTAAAATCGTGAAGACTCATGGAACTGGGACCAAGTCTAATAATGCGGCCGAAAAAACGGCCCTAGATTCCACCTTGAGTGGGTTTGTAGCGACATCGTATAAGCAGCGAATCGGCCATACGATGGGAGCGAGCGGACTCTTAGAGACCCTCTTGCTGTTCAAAGATTTGGAGAAGGGCATTGTGCCTGAGATCCTCAACCGAACAGAGAGGGACGATCGATACCTCTCACATCCAGTTGAGGCTCCTGACGGCATGGTGCTCAGTTTGAGTGCTGGCATGGGGAACGTCTTCAGCGCCGCACTGTTTAACGTGAGGATCTGATCATGCCTGTTGTCGATAGCAAACAAGAGATGCTGCCCGTTGGGGACGTTCTGAGGATTGCCGCAGAAAATACCCAAAGCGAGTACGCCGTAGAGTTCGTCTACGCGACCTTCGTCAAAGAAGTCCAGATGCCAGGGAGCAAGTTTTTTCGCTACGGCAACACCATCTATGTGATTCATGCTTCTGAAAAAGAACCTCGCAAGGGGATGTTCAGGGCATTGAATGCTGACACCGCCCAGAACTTCATGGCCTCCGGTTTCCAGTTTGTTATTGATGCTTACAAGGCTGGCTTTGACACCCTGGTCACTCAATTCAAAGATCAGAGTCTGATCAATATCTTCCGAAATGTTGCAAAGAACCCGCCAAACCCTGGTATGGGATACAACGTCCAGATGATGGACAACGGCGACTATCAGGTTGCTTTGCAGCTAGGAACCCCTCGTGGAGGAGCTGAACAATGACAGCCGTCGTCGAATTTGTTGGGGACGTTATTGGCGGGGCTGTTGAAGCCGTCGGTAGCGTCGTTGAGGGGGTTGTTGACGTTGTCAAGGACGTGGGTCAAGCCGTCGACAAATACGTCATTCAACCTATCTTAGATGATCCACTGACTGCCATAGCTACGATGGCAGGGGCTGCTATCTTAGGACCCATGATTGCTCCCTCACTGGGAGCTTTGGGAACGGCAGGAACCTATGTAGCAACTGGGGCAGGAGCAGCTGCCGGTAACACGGCAGCAGGCCTTGCTCAAGGTGAAGATTTTGATGAGGCTATCAAAGGCGGCGTGATGGCCGGTATCACGTCTGGTGCTGGAGCAGCAGGCTTTGATTATTTAACAGGTGGTGGCGCGTTCTCGCCCGCCGCTGCAGCGGCCACTCCTGATGAGGCCTTGTTAGCTTCTGCAGCTACCCCTGATACATACTACACTTCACCAAAGCTTTCTAGTCAGCCGGCTAATACGTTGATGCCGGAAACTTATTATCCAACACCAGGGGCTTCATCCCTTGTTGATGACCCCATTGAAAACATCATTAGAAATGCAGCGACTCCTGATGATGCATTTTTTACTAGAGATCCTAGTTTATCTAGTCCTGATATAAGTGGTGAAATAGATAATCTATTTGTTAGAGATCCTTCTTTAACAGATGAGGCAGGCGAAGCTTTTCTTAAAAACCGGCCAGGTTCAGGATCTGCTGCGACTAACCTGAATCAACCTTCTCCGCTAAAACCGGAAGTTCCTCAAAATTATTTGCTAGAAGGAGTTAATCTTCCTAGCGAAGGCTTGAAGATTCCGACAATTACAAAAGATACTCCACTCAGCTATAAGGGCGGGACAAGCAGCGCTTACGGTTTAGCACCTAACCAAGTTGACTATGACTTACTTGCCGGGATCCCTAACACATCCGTTGGTATCCAGCCTGGTGTCGGTCAGGCCGGCATGAAGGTAGGAGTCGGTGCCCTAGACGACTTTGCTTATGCTGATGGCACACCGGACGTCTGGACGGGTACAGGTGGTAAGACCTATGGTATGGGGACACCTGAGGGTACCGTGTCGGCTTCGGGATTTGCTCCAAATGTCCCACCTGTTGCGCCATCAATGACAGCAGCTACTGAGGGAGCAGGCAAGAGCCTAGGTGATAAGCTGAAGAATTTTGAGTTCAGCGATATCAATATGTCTGACATCGGTAAGGCAGCAATGAATTATGCTGTCGAGAATCCGCTGACTACCTTAGCCGCTGTAGCCCTTGCCGGTGGCGCCTTGTCAGGT